GGCTTAACTAAAACTATAGGATGGTATCTGGACAATGTTAAATCTTCATCTGGGATGCGGAAATAAATATATTCCTGGGTTTACACATGTAGATATTAGAAAGTTTCCGCATGTGGATATCGTATCCTCTGCTGACGATCTTAACATGTTCAAAGCTGGCACAGTAGATCTTATTTATGCCTGTCATCTATTGGAACATTTCGGACGACGCCAGCTTAGCGAGGTGCTTAAGGAATGGTTTAGAGTTTTACGCCCTAGTGGCATATTACGATTAGCCGTTCCTGATTTTAAAGCCATTGTTGATGCCTATGCGCAATATCCATTAGAAAAGCTGCTTGGTTTGTTAGTTGGTGGGCAAACGTACGAGTATAATTTTCATAAGTGCGTGTTTGATTTTAAATACTTAGAGTCCGTTTTGAAAACGGTAGGATTTACTGCAGTTTATAGATATGACTGGAAAAATACGAGTCACAAGGATTACGATGACCTTAGCCAAGCGTATTTGCCACATATGGACAAGAAGAATGGGCGTCTTATGAGCTTAAATATTGAGGCTGTCAAATAAAGTTCGTATAGGCATGTATAATTCTAAATAATGGGAGAAATCTTGGAAAAGAAATATTACTCTCAAAACGGCGAAGATGTGCTGCTTTGGCGGGTATTTGCTAATCGAGCGCCTGGTATCTTTGTAGATATCGGCGCGCATAATGGGCTAGCTCTTAGCAATACGTTGTCCTTTGAACAGCAAGGGTGGACAGGTCTTTGTGTTGAGGCACATCCTGTCTATGCTAAAGAATGTACAGCCAACCGCAAAGCAATCGTAGTTCACGCCGCTGCCGGTAAAGAAGATAAGGACAGCGTAGCGTTTTACTTAACTGCCATGGGTCATCTTTCAACCTTGAACAAAAGTTCAGAATCCTATTTCCGAAGTGCGTTCAAAAAACACTTTACTGGATTCAAAGAGGTCAAGGTTCCCTTGTGCACAGTAAATACGTTGCTAGATAGATGCAAATTCGACCACATTGATTTTATCTCGATTGACGTTGAAGGAACCGAACTTGACGTATTGCACGGGTTTGATATCAAAAAATTCAAACCGCGAATTGTTTTATCGGAGGCGATGCATCGCGCTCTTGAACAAAAGCTCATCGAGTATATGACTACACAGGGCTATATATACGCACGTAAAACTGGCTATAACTTATTCTTTTGTGCAAACGAAGCCGACGTACAGATTTTGCGCGCTAAGTAGGAGGAACTAATGAGCACTCGAGCATTGATCACAGGTATTACAGGGCAGGACGGAAGCTACTTGGCCGAGCTACTCTTAGAAAAGGGATACGAAGTGTTTGGTATTGTACGCCGCGCTTCGGTAATTTCTACCGGAAGAATTAATCACTTACTATTCCCAGAGGAAAAAATCAATCTTGTCTATGGGGATCTTGGTGGGGACATAGAGAGTATCATCCACGATATAAAGCCAGAACTTATTTTTAACCTAGCGTCAATGTCCCATGTCCGCGTAAGCTTCGACGTCCCTATTTACACCATGGACATCAATGCCATTGGCCCCACCCGAATCTTGGAAGCTGTCAGGCATTCCGGCCTAAAAAATACTACTAGGTTTTACCAGGCTTCCTGCTATGATAAAAAAACTAGAATCGCAACGCCACAAGGAATTAAAACATATAATGAAATAAAGGTAGGCGATTTAGTTTACTCAGTAAATATAGAAACAAACGAGCTAGAATTAAAACGCGTAAAGAAGGTAATAGTGCATGAGCACGATGGGGTAATGAATTGGTTTATGAGTCGACGTTTGGATATCTGCGTGACGCCAAATCATAATATGCTGTTGGACCATACAGACAACGGCCTATTTTACTGTAGCGCAGATGCTGTCGAGCAATATTTACCGTATACCGGAGCAAGCCCTTTGTATATGCCATGTCCCCATTGGGTGGGTAAAGAACAAGACACGGTAGATTTTGCTAACTATATAAATACAGAAGAGCGGCATTATACCTGTACCCGAAACTTGATTAAAAGTATGAATACTAAGGACTTCATGTACCTACTAGGTCTTTATATTGGGGATGGCTATACTAGCCCAAAGAAAAAAGAATTTAGAACGATGCGGGCTATAGATTTTATCAACCGGAAAAAGGACAAAAAAGGCAGATTTGTTAAGCTTTCTGTAGCTGAAAAAGAAAATAAACAAGAAGTAATTAGACAAAGCAACTTGATATACTTTGCAATTCCTAAAAAAGACCCGGCCCGGAAAAGGCTGCTTAGAGTCCTAGACAAATATGATATTGACTACTTTGAGGACGCTCTGACTATACATTTTTCGTCTTATACGCTAGCTCGTATGTTTAAGTTGTCTGGGGATAATGTGTATGAAAAGCATATCCCTCCAATGTTTCTCCAGCTTGCCAAAAAATATCTAGTTTATCTTGCTAAAGGCATCATAGACTCAGACGGGCACTGGAGAAAAACGAAGACTGGAAAAAGAGCACAACTTTCTACAGTATCAAGTGCCTTAAAAGATAGCTTTGTAGAGTTGGTAATAAAACTGGGCTACGTGCCAAAAGTAATCAGGGTCAAGGCAAGTAAGCCCTTTTATATTCGAGAGCAACGATACTTTGCCACTAAGCCTAGCTACCAAATTTACATTGCGCAGAAAAAAAGAATCAAGTTGTACAAGAGCAATAATTATCAAGTTTTGTATAAAGGAGCGGTGTGGTGCTTAGAGGTTGAAGATAACCATAACTTTTTAGTAGAAAGAAATGGATTTTATGCTTTTAGCGGAAATAGCTCAGAAATCTTTGGGACCTCTCCCCCACCACAGAGTGAGACGACAAGTTTCTGCCCCTGCAGCCCATATGGAATTGCCAAGCTAGCAGGCTTCTGGATGACCAAAACCTATCGGGATGGCTATGGAATTTTCGCTTCCAATGGAATCTTATTTAACCATGAGTCCATACGTAGGGGGGAAACCTTTGTCACTAAGAAAATTGTACGAGGGGCGGTAAGAATAAAATTGGATAAGCAGGAAGACCTAGTGCTTGGAAATTTAGCTGCAAAGAGAGACTGGGGGCATAGCCAAGATTATATGCACGCGATCATTGCCATAATGGAGCACGCCACCCCCGACGATTTTGTAGTTGCGACAGGACAATATCTTTCTATAATGGAGTTTGTTAATAAAGTATTTAGCAAGCTAGACTTGGATTGGAAACGCTACGTAAAGTACGACGAACGCTATACCCGCCCCAAAGAGGTGCCAGAGCTATGCGGCAATCCAGCTAAAATAAAAAACACGCTGCGCTGGGAACCACGCATTTCAATAGACCAGCTGGTCGATGAAATGGTCGCTGGAGTCTTGGAAGAGGAACGGAATGCGCGAAATTAAGTATGAAGGTCAAGTGTTAGCAATTGTCGATAGTGTTGCCAATTTTAAGCCGGGGTTGATGTTCTACGGAACTACAGCTGACTTTGTCCAAGTTGGTGCATTCCGTTACGATGCAGGAAAGGTACTGCGCGACCACAGGCATATCCCTCGCACTCGACAGATAGACAAGACCCAAGAGATCTTAATCGTTATGCAAGGGAGCGTCCAAGTGCGTACCTTCCTGCCAACTGGAAAAAAAGTTGTTGATGTTCGAGAACTAAGCGCAGGCGAGTTCTATATTTCGTACCACGGAGGCGTTGGATTTACTGTGCTTAGTAATGATACTCGGCTTATAGAAATAAAGCCTGGTCCGTTCAACGCAGCAAATGACGACGAAGAGCGGGAGCTGCTATGATTAACCAAATCGAGCCGCTTATAACCGACGCCGACCGAGCGGCTGTCAATGAGTATATGGCAAGCGGGGGGTGGCTCACTGAGCACAAGCACACCCGAGAGTTCGAAAAGCAACTAGCTACATTTGTAGGCTCGAAGTATGCTATTGCAGTTCCCAACGGCACCCTAGGGCTATACCTTGCCTTACGCGGCTTGGGGATTAGTAGTGAGCAGTACGTTGCAGTGCCTGCCTATACAATGGTTGCGACCATCAATGCAGTACTTTGGGTAGGGGCCATACCAGTCATGGTAGATGTGAACCCTACCAATGGCTGTATGGACTTAGATAAAATAAGAGCCATGCCAGTGCAGGCAATTATCTACGTCCAGATAAACGGGCGTTGCGATAATATAGAACCTCTGCTTCAGCGCAAAAGAGATCATGGCACCATTATTATCGAAGATTCTTGCCAAGCCTTGGGCTCCAGGCACCAAGAAAAGTTCATGGGAACATATGGCGACGCCGGAGTATATTCTTTTTCGCCGCACAAGATAATTACTACTGGACAAGGCGGGATGATCGTTACAGACAACGATCGGGCCTACGAGACGATCCACCGGCTGCGAGACTTTGGTAGAACGCGAGCGGGGGAAGACTGGCACATTAGTATGGGGGTAAACTGCAAATATACAGATCTGCAAGCTGTTATTGGCAAATCCCAGTTGGCTGCTATCCAGTCCAGGATAGAACGTAAGAAGTATATCTTTGACCGTTTCTATAAAGAGATACCAAAATACTTTACCATTCCTGCCTTGCAAGAAGGAAATGTTCCTTGGTTTGTCGATCTGTTTTGCGTAGACAGGCAGACCCGTGATATGTTAGTACTGTATCTTAAAGGAAACGGAATAGCAACCAGGAACTTCTACCCTCCGTTAGCCGATCAACCATACCTATCGCACTTTGAATCTCTACCAGAAGCTAAACAGTATGCCTATCGAGGGCTATGGCTACCTTCCTCCTTGACTCTTTCCGACCGGCAGATCGATTTTATCCTGGATAAATTGCACAAATTTTGAGAGCCTGTAAGAAACCCCGATCTATATTTACAGCTTGTAAAAAATCTTCCTTGACCAATGGCAGAAGTCATCTAACATGTATATTGAGGAGGAACCATGCCTGACCTAAAAATTCACCTAGGCTGTGGGAAACGTTATTTACCTGGGTATGTACACATAGATTATAGTTCGTATCCACATGTAGATCATGTGCACACAGTAGCTGAGCTGCCAATGATCGAAAACGATAGTGCTAGTATTATCTATGCATCGCACGTTCTGGAATACTTTAGTGAGCACGAAGCAGAAAAGGTGCTAAGGGAATGGCATTCTAAGTTAAAATTAGGTGGAATACTGCGCCTAGCTGTTCCTGACTTTGATAAATTATGTGATATATACAAAACGAAAAGGGACCTGAAATTAATCTCAGGACCTATCTTTGGCTTCTGGGAAACGGAAGGTGCTGATGTTTTTGGAGAACATTGGTTGCATCATCGGTGCCTTTACGATATGGAAAAACTATCAAATCGGCTGTTTAACGCAGGCTTTCAGTCGGTGCGAGTATGGGACTGGCGCGAAGTTTTTACAGGAGAGCTAGCTAACTTCGACGATTACAGCCAAGCTTATATTCCACATATGGATAAAGACAAGGGAATACTAATTTCACTGAACGTTGAGGCGGTAAAGTGAAAAAAGTATCTGTGCTAATTTTAACTTTCAATCGGCTGCAAATTACTGAGGCCCTAGTGCCACAGATAATTGACCGCATAGGCAGCATAAACGCTGAAGTTCTAATTTGGGATAATGGCTCTGAGGACGGAACATACGATTGGCTTGAGAGCTATGGAATTGCTGACTGTCGAGTTACCAAAGTTTTTGGCTCTGACAAGAACTACGGCGTTGAGGCAATTAACTTCCTTGCAGAAGAAGCGACCGGAGAATATATCGTCAAGATCGACGACGATATTCTTCCGCCTAACCGATTTGCTGAACTTCTTGTGCGTGTCTACGAGTCTGTAAATGAGCCAAAGCTGGCCTACTTGGCTTGGGATATGCCCTGGCGGGAAAATTCCTTTGCTCTTCGCTCTGGTCGAAAGCTTTATAGTGAGCCAAACGGCAAGACTGTAGCTCCAAGAGGTTTAGCCGGAGAAGTGCTAATTAGCTACGATAGCTATCCATGGTTAGTAAATGGGGCTTGTCGGCTTTCCCCCCGAAGATTGTTTTTGGATTTGGGTGGGCACCCTGAAGGTGTTGTTTACGGTGTAGATTACTTAGTTACAAAGCGTGCAAAGAAAAAAGGCTACTGGATTGGTTTCTACTCCGCACCAGAATTGATTGCCCATAAAGGGACGATAGATTCTTCTGAGTATCGAAAAATGAAAGACCAACTGCTCGAGCTACATGGAGCGCCAAGACATGTCTGAGAAGTTCAAGCCAGTTGTTTCGATCATCGTTCCTACTGTAAACGAAGCTGGAAAAACAATAAACTGTTTTCGTTCCATCCGAGCATGCACAGCTACGCCTCACGAATTAGTCTGGATCGATAATGGTAGCTCCCCAAAGCAGTTTGCTGAAATGAAGCATCAGGCAACCCGCCCGAATGTCCATTGCAAGCTAATTAGGAACTCTCACAATTTAGGATTCGTAAAAGCAATCAATCAAGGCATAAATGAATCCACTGGAGACTACGTTATTCTTCTAAATAATGATACAGAAGTCACAGAAGGGTGGGAAAAAAGACTGATCAAGCCGTTAAAGGCTAACCCTAAAGTCGGCGCTGTTGGTCCTATTACCCAAAGCAGAATTGCTTGGCAAGAAGCAAGCAATTTGAATATGCGCTGGAAACTGAACCTGCCAATGTACCAGTCAGATTTGCAGTCTTATAGCCAGTCACTCGCTGCAGGATTTTCTAATAAGTACATTGACGTTGGCCCCCTGCCGCTATCGTTTTTCTGTGCGGCATTCCGTCGAGAAACATTCAAAAAATTAGGAGGTCTATGCGAAGAATTCAATATTGGCCTAGGCGATGATGACGAGTACTCTATGCGCTTACGGGCGTATGGATTTCGGCTGATGCTAAGTCTGGGCACTTTCGTGTTCCACCACCATCGGACAACTTTTAAATCTCTACACTTAGGCGTTGACAGCCTGCGGCGGCATAATATAAAGATCCTCAAGAAAAAAGAACAAGAGTTTAGTTTAGGAAAAATCAAACCGCTTGTTTAAGGAAACCCCCTGTGGAATTAACCATTTTTGTAGGGGCTAATCACCTCTGCATAAAGCCCGATTTGCCTCCTGATGAGCTAAGGGCTCTCAGGAAGTACTTCACTTACGTAGTGTATGGACACGAGTTCACGACGCAGCATAGGCTTTACGGGTGGGACGGGTCTATATGCCTGGTTCAGCGGAATCAGGAAATACCTCTTGGGTGCCTGTACCGCGTTAGAAAGTATCTAGAGGGGCGCGGGTTCCAAGTAACGATTGTCTATGCCAATGATTGCGCGCCCAAAGGCGAGATTCGCGTTGAGGACTTGCAGCTAGAACAATTCCAGATCAACGCCGTACGAAAAGCAATAGAGTTTAGATACGGCGTGATCATGGCTCCAGTACGGGCTGGGAAAACCGCAATTGCCGGGGCCTTTATCAATGGGGTGGGCCACTATCCAGCGTGGGTTATCACGCAGGGCAAGGATCTTGTCGTGCAGACCCACCAGGCATTGGAAAAGCACCTAGGGAAAAAGATTGGCTACTTCTCCGAAAGCGAATACGTACCAAACGACATCGTAGTTACGAGCTACCAAGCCTTGACCTCTGCATTTGCAAAGCGTAGCAAGCTAAACAAGCTGACAGCAAGGCGCAACGAAGAGATCAAAAAGGCAATAACCAAAACAAAAGTACTCGTAATGGACGAGTGCCACCACGCGATTTCTAGAAAGTTTCATCCGATATTATCCGCCTTCAGCAACGCGACATACCGCATTGGGTTATCTGCAACGCCCAAACCAGACAAGATAAAGTTGCTTGAGTTCGAAGCAAAAGTAGGTTCAGTTTTTACCAGAATAAAGTACAAGGTGCTGATTGACGGTGGGCGGCTAGCAAAGCCTATCGTGGTGATGTACAACATGCCATATGCTTGGTACACGAGCTATTTGAAGCAGTACAATGACGTCCTCGTGGCCAACTTAGTCGATAACGTAATGCGTAATCGGTTCATCGCGCACATCGCCGAAAAGCTCCGAGAAAAGAACAAGACGGTTTTTATCAAGGTAGGGCGTATTGATCATGGCTACAACTTGAATGACATGATCCCTGGTAGCGTTTTTGTTCGTGGGTCTATGGCCAGTTCTATTCGAAAACAAATATATCAGTCGCTACAGGAAAAGGTTATACACTGCATTATTGCTACTGTAGGAAAAGAAGGGCTAAATCTGCCAAGGCTAGATGCTGTAATCAATGCTGAAGGTCTGGTATCGAAGTTAGCCAACAAACAGAAAATGCGGTCTCTTACTATGGCTGAAGGAAAAAAATACGGGCTAATAATTGATTTCCTCGATAAGGGGAAGCATTTACAAAGACACGGTAAAAAAAGGTTAGAGATGTACAAGAGTATGCCTGGCTTTATTATTCGAGAAAAGAGAGTTCCAAAGGACCTATTTTCAATGGAGGGAACCAGATGGGAACTAAACAACAGATTTGCTTCGCCAACATCGTAGACACAGATGACCCAGTGGAACTGCACATTCTCGAATATTTGCAAAAGCTACAGCATCAAAACCAGCGGCTTTTGGAGCACATTGAGCAGACCAATAGCTGGTCCAAACTGAAGAAAATAGAAGAGTGGAAGCCTTACGATTTTTACCATTACTTTTGCAATCGCTATTCTGATATTTGCCGAAAGCAATACAGACCTGAACAGAATCTAACCCGAGTTTATCAACGTATTGAAGAATTTATTCAGATAAACAAAATTAGTAATAAGGAGTATAAGCAGTTTATCGACTCCGCATTCGAGCGCTATTTTAATGCTATAAATGCTCCACACATCGGACATATTTGCAGTGCCAATCTATTTTCCCACTTGATGCGCCGCCCAGTTCGTATAACATCTCAGGTAGATTACTTTAGACTAGACCAAGAGCTAGAGCTAGAAAACGAACAGTTCGAAAAGTACGTTCGCGAAAAGAGGCTGTATGAGTACCGAATCGCAGGAGCAAAGCATTGAAGATTGCCCAATATGCAAGGGCATTGGCAGTATTGAGGTTTGCGTAGCTGGCGGCTACCGAATAGATCCTTGTAAATGCGCTCTCGCGGCACGTTCGCAAAGGGACTTGCTAGAGTCTTGCATACCACGTAAGTATCGAGATTGGGATTTCCGAAATATAAAAAGACCCTTTAAGGAAAGAAACAAAGAAGCAATCGTTGCCATAAAAAGGTATGTGAACGAGCTAGCAACAAATTTAAAGCTAGCCAATGGTATTTGGATTAGCGCCCCTTCTGGATTAAGCAAGAATGCTTTCTTGTGCCACATTCTTAAATCTGCCTTAGAGATAAACCGCAAAGCTTACTACATTAGTGCAGCACACCTTCTCTCGAAAAAGCTTGACAGTTGGAAGGACCCAGAAGCTAAGCGTTTTGTTCGTAAGGTGGTAAACTACGCAGATGTCGTAGCAATAGCAGATATAGAAAAGCTTGATCTAACCAATAATCAAAATAACTTTAAATCCTTGTCTTTTTATGAACTGCTTTCGGATATGGATGAGAATTGTATAACTCTGTTAATCAGTTCAAACATGCCGAAGGGGAACGTTCTGAAAAAAATGCCCATATATATGCGGCAAAGATTGAATCCTCTTCGAGAAGTAATTTTACGTTATACATCTACGAGGACAATAAGGAAGGCTAATGGCTAAGCTCCATTCTGAAAAGGTAGAGAAAAAACTGTTGGCGCTTTTTATGAAAAGCCCAACTTTTATGCGAATTTTGAGTATTGATATAGAACTTTTCGCAGTTGCGCAGCACAAAGAGTTAGCTAGACTAATCAAAAAGTTCGTGTATAAATATCGGACGGCCCCATCCAAGGCCACTTTGATTAGCTATGTCAACGAGACTATAAACTCAGATCGGGATTTAGCAGCCGCTATAGAGGCTATGAAACTTATTCGGCAACTTCCTTCAGCAAAGCCAAACGAGTTCGAGTTTTATTTTGACAAAGCTACTAACTATTATATAGGGAGAAAGATCTTTGATATTGGTGTTGGGCTAACTAAGAAGTTTCAAAAGAGCGAGCTAAACTTTTTGCAAATAAAGCAGGAGATGCTCTCGGCGCTTTTAATTATGGGCTCGAACAGCCAAGAGATATCCAAGCGAGGTTTTCTGCATGAAAATGTCAAGGAACGCTATATACAGTATCGAGAATCCCAACGAAAAAACGCACGTCATATTATTCCCTTTGGCATCTCTGCATTAGATGAAAAAACAGGTGGAATGCAAAAAAGCTTTGTAACACTGTTTTACTCCAGAACTGGAGGAGGAAAAACTAGAACTGCGATAAATGTTGCCTACAACGCTGCCCGTGCAGGATACAACGTAATTTACTTCTCTCTCGAAATGGCATTCAACCTGTTGGCTTCTTGCTTCGATAGCCGTATGGCAGCCATAGATAGTAAAGAAATTATATTTGGTCGGCTTAGCAAAGCAGATCGAATTAAATATAAATCTGCGTTGAAGCAACAAGTAAAAGACCAGCTCGGGATCTATATCGTAGATGTTGCAATGAATGCTAAAAGCGGTATTCTTCTAGAAGAGACTGAAATATATAAATCAATAACAGGCAGAAATCCGGATCTTATTGTCGTTGATTACGCTGGAATTATGCTTCCTATGCAGCCTTATGGAAACTTGTCGGAGAGGTTCAACAATCTATTTTTAGAGTTTCACCAAATTGCAAAGTATCTAAACGCCGCATTGTTAACTGCGGCACAAGAAAGTCGAGATGCCTCTAAAGCAGATATTAAAAAAGAAGACAATGAGGGCGTTCACAATATCGGGCTCTCCAATTATATGGCCCCGCATTGTGAAAATGTAATTAGAGCCAAACAGGACGAGGCAGATAAACTAGCTAGCATTGTCTGGTTCATTATTGATAAGTGTCGATACGGAGCTACTGGCGGTAGGGTTGCTGTAACAGCTCGATGGGCAACGACCTATGTCGGCGATCGTGTAAGGGCAGACGAAACTAAATTCCAAAAACTGAAAGTATGAGCATACCAAAATTATTCAAGCTGGCTGGAGTTGATCTCGAGCCAGCTGGTGAAGACCAATGGAAGGGCCTTTGCCCTTTTCATAATGACTCTTCACCATCGTTTTGGGTCTACGATGATGGGACGTATCATTGCTTTGGTTGTTTAGCTCACGGTAGCATTTTTTCTCTTTCTGATGTACTTACATCGGAACATAAATACCTACCAGACATCACCCAGGTAAAAGACGAAAGCGAACAGATGCTTGAGCAGCTCCATGAGCAGCTCGAAAAAGACCTTCGAAAGAAGCTTTGCAATCAAAATCCTGCGCTAAAGCGTCAGCTATACGATATATTTGACCTAACCTTTTTGCATGCGCGGGCTAGAGTTAAAGAGGCAGATCGGAGTTTGCTTGAGATCACTCTCTTTGTCCAAAAGAAGTACGACCAAATACTCCAGCGGATCGTAAATTTGTCCGTTCGAAAGATCATTTTGACTTGACTTCAGTTAGTTTATATATAGAATGGCATATGCTTGAGGACAAGGACTAATATGCCGCAAGTTTACTTGGATTTTTCTGAACAGTCTATTTTGATCCGTTTCCAGGAGGATCGTATGCAGCTAATTCCTATTTCAGAAGGCAAAGTCGGAGAGACTTTCCTAACCGTCTACGGTAAAAAAATCCAGGTGATGCAGAAGAGTACGTCTAGCATAAAAATTGTAGTGATGGCCACGAAAAAGGAAGTGGACGTGCATCCAACCTACAAAGTAGTGCCCATCAAAAACGGTGCGAGGCGACCCGAAGGGGAGACTGTCCCCAAGAAAAACAAAAAGAAAGAGGCAAGGAAAATGAAAGAGAAAAATGGTTTGCGTGTAGAAGCAGTAGCTAACAAGGACGAGGACGACGAGCTGGACGAGGATTTGGACGACGATACAGACGAGAGTACTGAATCCGACGAAGGTAAAGATTCAGAGAAAGACACTGAAGATCTTGAAGAAGAGGAAGAGGAAGAGGAAGAGGGAGAGGAAGAGGAAGAGGAAGAGGAAGAGGAAGAGGAAGAGGAAGAGGAAGAGGAAGAGGAAAAGCCTGAGGAAAAGGAAGAGGAGGAAGAGGAGGAAGAGGAGGAAGAGGAGGAAGAGGAGGAAGAGGAGGAAGAGGAGGAGGAAGAAGAAGCAGAGGAAGAAGAGGAAGAGGAAGAGGAAGAGGAAGAGGAAGAAGAGGAAGAAGAGGAAGAAGAGGAAGAAGAGGAAGAAGAGGAAGAAGAGGAAGAAGAGGAAGA